TAGTTCTGCGTCTTCAATAAATTCAAATTCCATTTTTAGTTCTCCTCAGGAGTACAGGGCCTCAAGCCCTTATTAAAGTTGATTTTCTGTCCCTTCAATCGCTTCTAAAGTTTCATCAGAGACAGAAGGTTTTGTTGATGTTTTATTTACATCAGGTTTTGCTTCATTAGGGATTAATTCATCTGGATTTGCATCAGCTATTGTTTTTTTAACCTTTTGTTGATCAATTAACAAATCTACATATTCCTCATAATTCACAGTTTGGTCAAGTAATCCAGAAGATACAAGATATTTGTGTATAACTGGAAGAGGAATAACTCCCTGACCAAATCCTTCTACAATTTGTCTGATGATTGTAGAGTCTGGAATACCATAAGTCAGAGATGAAGGCGCATCGAGTGTCACCTCTTCACTATTGTATCCAGCCCATCTACACATCAAATCAAGTCCCTGCTTCAATGCATTCATTGCAGCAAGATATATAGAATAGACCGATGCTGATTGCGTTGCTTGTCTGATTCTCAATGCTTCAGCAGCTTCAACACCTTTACGAGCATCTAAAATAGATACACCATGTCGAATAGCTTCTTCATACAAATCTTTGATGTGATCTTTCACATGAGTAAGTGCCGCTGTATCAGTCTGTGTATAAAAAACTCTTGCCTGCTCGTTAGGAATAACAATCATTACTGAAGAACCTACAACGTTCGGAAGATTGGCTTCATTTGATGCGCCTACGAGAACAAGAGTGGGATTGCAAGATAAAAATTCACTGTTTGCCAGATCTGCTTCTTTTCTATATATTTGAACAGAACAATTTGCTACTGAAATCAATGGGATAGGCTGCATATTAAAACTATTATTTATGGAGCCTGCCATTATAAGAGGTATTTCATCTATGGGATCTCCTAGAAATACAGGAGTGACACTAAATTCCGAATATTCTTCGTTTTCTCCAAATACTTTAGATGTATAATTACCCTCCTCATTCAAATAAAGAGCGCGATAAACCTGATCTGATTGGTGAGAAAATATATCTTCAGAAGATGGAATAGATTCAGAAAATACGCCTAAAATTAAATTTTTCTCAGAGTCTATTGAGGATGTTTTCCAGTTTATGAACTCTTCAGCGCGATATTGAACAAATCTGAATTCATTTAGTTCTTTGACAACATCAATCACTAAAGGAACACGTCCTGTTTGAAAAACTTCAATTATGATATCAAGAAAAAGTTGTTGGATCGATCTGCCGTCTTTTGTCGCGTCACTCAAAATATATTCAAGCTCTTTGGGAACATTGAATTCAGGTAATTTAGTTATAACAACCCCCAATGCTCCCTGAAGTGCATAAGAAACAATAAGAGGGAAATGTGCCCTTTCAATGTAAGAATCATATGCATTGGCATATTCATTGGACATGCCCTCAGGTCTTGGAAGATATTTTTCTTTTTTTGCTTTTATTGCATCTTCTCCGTCCATACAATCACGAACTTTTACCCATGAATTATACTTTTTATCATAATCTGGATGATGATTGCTTACTGAATTGGAACTAACTATCTTTTGTGCCATATCAAATACCTACCTTTTTTCTCTTCATGAGAGTCATTTTTTTTGTTAAAAGGTACCTCAATGAGTCCATTAAATGATCCTCCAAATCGGTATTAGAAACTAGACAACTATTGGCATAATACATTCCTGACTGTTCAGTAGTGAGATTATATACTATTGCTTCTCCGCAATTCCCATCCACATGCATAACCGCAAGTTTGTGTTTCTCTTGTTTTGTGGGACTTAGTCCAAAACCATTCTCCACATATTGAACATTCTTTTTTAATTTTTCCTGAAATTGAATCTCTGCATTTAATTGAACAGAATTTTTTTGTAGGATGTTTTGTAATAAAAGATTTATTACAATAATCGCACGTACATTCTCTTTTGGGAGTATTTTCACGGCACTTTTCAATATTAAATCGAAGCTGTTTTTTACCTTCTTTAGACTTTCTCCAGCTTTTAAGTTTTTCGTGTAAATCCCCACTTTTTTCAAGTCTTTCTTGCATGTGAAGTCTTGCGTGATCTGAGCCATGAAGTAGTTCAAGATTTTTACGACGGTAATCAAATTTGATTCTGTTTTTATGATGCAATTCATGTTCTTTTGGAATTCTTCCAATATAAAATTACCATTTTGCTCTGTGCAATAATGTTGTTCCATTAAAAAATTTACTGTTATTGGGATGGCATTCAAAATATCCTCCATCGATACTTGTAAATTTGATTCCTCTAAAATAGGTGATAAGTTTTGACATAGAACATCTCCGATTTTCAATTTACATAATGGAACTAATCCCTTATTTTCTACATATACTTTATGATTATGAGTACCTTTTAAAATTATCCCATTTTCTAAAGAGACTTCGCACAATTTACTTTTTCCAGATATACCAGATTTTATAACTTCACGTAATCCAATTGGTGTTTGTACAAAATCTCCGTTTTGTATATTCTCAATAGGAATGTCATCATTAGCTGTTCTTACTAAAGTTCCCGCAACAAAGCAATCAATATCCTCCGGATTCTTTTTATCTCTTTGCATTATGGGTAATGTGCGTATATGATGTTCTGCTCTATCAAAGAAATATAAATGTGGCATTTCTTTATCTTGACGCTTTGCAGCTCCTAACATCTGCCTAATCAAAGACCATCCAGAAATTCTTGATCCAGGACCTTTATAAGCTCTTGTCCATCTGCAACCATGTGAAGCGAGATTTGATCCAATAGATGTTCCATCACGTACATCATAAATTGACGTATCAGCAGGCCCAGGAAAAGCTTTTACACCGAATTCTGTGAATAAAAGATCATCTTTTTGTAATACTCTTTCTGCAATCTCAGAAGAAGTAGCACGATCACCTTCATTTACTTTACCATTCCAACCATACACTTCTCCAGGAATAATAACAGATCCTTTTGGAATATACGGAAGTCCCCAAATATCTGGTTGTTCTCCATTTGATTCAAAGCCATATGTGACTGCCCAAGGCTTTGAAGAACCCCAGTCAAAACTTCTTAATAATTTCCAAGTTTTTGGAATAGAGAATGGTTCAAGTACATGAATTTTCTTATCCCACACATCAGTAAAATATCCGCCAATTAATAAATCCCATGAACCATCAATCCATGCTTTTCTAAGCATTTCATCATCTTGAGTCAAAGAATATATTTTAGCCATATACAAGGGATCTGCATCCATAAGAGCTTTATTTTCAGATGCATAACTTTGTACATGTGTGCGTGTAATAGTGAATTCCGCTTTAATAGTGTTGCCTTGAGTATCAGGATACTCAATTTCCATTACTTCTCGATGAATTTTTCCTGGACGCACAGAATCAATAAATCTTGCTTTCACCCATTGATGTCCGGGACCACTTGGATTGCAAGTAGCTCTATATTTTTTAGGAATTAGTTTATTTGAAGATCGATTACATGACATAAGCTTCAAATAGACATTTGGAAGTACATGATTTGTAAGTTCTTCCCATCCAATCCAAGGATATTCATGACCATGATATTGCTCATAATCATCTTCAGTTCGTGCATAGTTCAACCAGAGACTTTCTCCATCTTTAAAAGTCCATATTTTTCTTGAACCATTATATGTTGCAGTAGGAAATATACGAGGAATCCATTTTTTACACTTGGCAATAACATCACCAAGCTCTGTTGTAGCTTCACGAAGTAAAAGTCCTCTGTAATCTTGTCCGTATCCTACACCAACTCCTTGCAGAAAATCCATAATAAGAACGTCAGTTTTGCCTCCTCCACGGTTCCCGTGAAGCAAACATTCCCATGCAGGACAAGTTAAGAATCTTTTCTGGGCCCCTTCAAATGGCTCCCATATAATTTTAGGTCGTGCCATTTAATTCAGCCATTTGAGAAGAAGTTAAAACTCCGCAATAATCATTGATTCTTGGTAAATCTTTTTTAATAATTTTATTACCTAAAAAAATCTTTCTATTTCTTTCATGGGCAATTTTGGGTCCAAAATTTTCATCAGCAGAGTCCCAAGCATTTTTCATACCTGCACTCATTTTTTTAATATGTTCAGTTTTTTTCTTTTCGTCAACAGTATCCCAGTACTTTTGGGTAACTTCTCTGAAAGATTTTGCTCGGATTTTACGTAAATGTGGATTAGCTTTAATAGTTTCTTTCTGTACTCTGGAACGCATTGCAGAATAAGCAACTCTTTGTTCA